TCGGAGGCTGGGCGCGTTCAGGTAGCGGTAGCGGGTTGCCGGCTCCGTCGGTAACATCGGGATTGACCTCCAGATACGGCCAGTTGTTCGTATTGGCCGTTTTCCAGTTGGTTTCGTAGCCTTCGAACTGGCCGCCATAGCCGATAAACGGCGCTTTGGGGGCCAGCGCAAGCATTTCCGCTTCCTGGCTAACCCAATAGTTATACATGCGCTGCGCGTCTTTGGCGTTGCGCACCAGACCGCTAATGTAAATCTGACCGTCGACTTCGAACTCGTTGCCGATCACGCGGATGACGGGAATGTATTTACCCGCCCACTCGCGCTCCTCCAGCACCTCATAGCCGTTGGTTTTGATCCACATGACCTTGCGACGGTCGCTCTCACGGCTACGCAGCGGCTTGCCATAGACAGCCTTCAGCCGTTTGTCCTCTGGCGTATTGTTGAACGCCGTGATGTTGTCCGGGTAGAGGTTAAGAGTGGCGCGCTTCGTATCAATGTAAAAATACTCAGCGATGCGCACCGTTTCTTGGCTGACCCACATGCTTAGCGTCTGGTCGCCCACGCCCTGACTCATCATGCCCGTCACAGGCGTTGCGTCAGGATACATGCGTTCGTATTCAGCTTTCGGAATGTCTTCCGTAATAAAGCACCAGTTCGCATCCTGACCGCACGGATCTTGAATCATCGGGTCCATATAGACCGAAAACGAGCTACGCACCCGCGCGATCTTGATGTCCTGATCGAAAGAATCTTCTCTCGTGTATTCCGTCAAAAGACGAATATAGCCCTCGCCGTATGTGACCTGGTTGTCGCAGGCCGTGTCGTAAGCCACGTCGGCGTCAGACATATACTCAATATGCCGCACGATACCGTCGAAGATTTCCGCGACCTCCGGGTCGGCGTTCTCATCGGCGGGGATGACGCGCGCAGTCGGGCGGTTCTGGCGTTGCTCGTTAGTAACCAGCCGAACATGTTGAGGAAGTTTGTTGATCGTCAGGCACGGCCGCGCGTTGATCGTCTGACCCTGCACCGCGCCGCGTGTCGCCAGCACGTCTGCTGGCCATTGCCACGCATTGTCCGGCGAGCCCGCCATGAAGCGCAGATCGTCCAGCTCGTCCTCGCGTGAGTCGCTATAGGCGGCCTGCGCCACCGTAAAGCGGTGACGCATTGTGGCCAGACGGTCATCGTCCGGGTTGTCGGAGACTTTGCCAGCGGCGACTACATCATCACTTGCCACAAGATTTACCCTTGCTCATGCTGCCCTTCTTAGCCGCCGCGCGCTTGGTTGAATAAGCGATGGCGACGGCCTGTTTGACAGGTCGTTTAGCTTCTTTTATCTCTGTTCGCACGTTTTCTCTAAACGCTTTTTTGGAGGCGCTTTTGACTAAAGGCACGGTTCGCTCCCGCGAAAGAGTAACGATTACCTGCAAACATTGTAAGTCGCTGTTTACAGTGGCGAATTACCGAAAAGATACGGCTATTTATTGTAGCCGAAGCTGTCAGGCATTGGACGCGCGGCAAGAGACTACCACGATTTGCGAAGAATGTGGAACTCAATTTACGCATATAGCAAGCAGAGCCAATAAAGCCAAATATTGCAGCACAAAATGCTATCATAAAGCAATGAACCGAAAAGGTTCCGTTGAGCATACTTGCGCGCATTGCGGCACAAAATTTATGGATTCGCCGTCGCACAAACGAAAATATTGCTCGCGCGCTTGCGTAAATAAAGCATCTAAAGATGTTTGGAAACCTACCTTCACAACTGTTCGCAAGAAGATGGAAAAGCGGCAACTTCTTATTAAATGTGAGCGTTGTGGCTACGATAGCGAACCTCGCATATTAGGCGTTCACCACAAAGACCGAAATAGGGGCAATAACGAAATGTCTAATCTCGAAGTTTTATGCCCTATTTGCCATTCTCTTGAGCACATGAAGCATACGCCGCATGGATTCAAAGAATAGTTTATTTCTTCCTCGTCTTCGCGGATTGCTTGAACGCTTTAGCTGTCGGTGCGCCCTCTGCGCCCGGCTTGCGCATCTTCTCGCCTGACCCGGCCTTGATGCGCGCCCGCTTAGCGTGAATCGCAGCATACAATCCGGGGCTTCCGGGTTTCTTTACGGGCATTTCCATCTCCGTAAACTAGCTTTAGCGCGTTCGCCATTTTTAGCTTTTGCTGCTACTGCGGACATTCTCGCGCAGAACGACTTCTTACGCCCTTCGTCAGCCTTAGTCTTAGGGTTGGGAGCCGGCGGCTTCAGCTTGCTGCCTGTCGCGGCATTATACTTAGCCCGGCCCTTGGCCGTCAGACCAGCGCCCGCCTTCGTCGACAGCTTCTCGCCACGTCCTACTGACAGCGATACCATTAGTGTCCCATCCATCCTGAAGAGGCTGCGTTGCCACCATAGGACATGCGCGGTCTATTGTCTACTGGCCTAGCCTCGCGATGCGCGACAGGATACGCGAACGTCACGGCGATAGCGTCGGCGGCGTCTGGTGAGGCCAGCCCCCTCGCTTTCATGTCCTTCTTACTCTCTAGGAATATAGTCCCTTTACTGTCGGGCTTCATCATCGGCCCTGTCAGGTCGCTTTTGAGGAATCGGTCGTTTGGTATGCTGGCGGTCTTCAGCCACTCCCGCATGGCGTGCCACATCTCGGCGCGCTTGTTCCCGAACATGACCGGCTTCGTCGAGCGCATACCGAAGTTCACGCCCCGGATCTTGTAGCGCTGCTCCTTGAGCCGGTCGACCACGCCCGCGCCTAGCCCGCCCTCGTCGATCACGACCAGCGCCGGTCTGAACTCTTCGATGATGTCGATTACTCTGCCGACCACCTCCATGGTGTCGTCGCCGCGGTAGCGCCGGATGCCGATGATGTCTCTGCCCTGCCGAATGGCGATGACCGTGGCGTCAGCGCCGAATCGCGCCGGGTCGACGCCGACGATTATCGGTGCGCTCTGGTCCTGTGATGGCGGCCGTGTCTGCGCCTCCATGACCAATGACGACGGTATGAACTGGTCATCTGATGCGTTCGGGAAGGCTCCGTAGACCTCGACGTGAGCCTGAGCGCTGTCAGGTCCGTATTCGTCGATAATCTGCTGATAGACTGCCTTATCAGTGCCCTCCACGCTTCTGGCGTCAACAACCTTGTTTCGCCAGAAGTCGCGCTTGTTGTGGAAGCACTCGTAGAAGTATCCGCTGTTACGGCGGGGGTTGCTAAAGCTAAGCCAAAAACGATTAGGAGTGTTCTCTGTAAAGAAGCCACTAGCCACCGCCCATATGCTGTCATCAATACCGCTGGCCTCGTCGAACACCAGCATGACGCCCGCGAAGTTGTGCACGCCCGCGTAACTGTCAGGGTTCTCAGCCGACCACAGCCGCCCCTCGACGCCCCAATAGCGCGTGCCCAGCTTCAGGTCGCGCTCGACCAGTTCCGCGATCCACTTGGCCGGCAGCACTCTGGTGGCGCTCACCTCGAACCAATGGCTGTTGAGGCACATTGATAGCCATTTGGTGATCTCGGCCCAAGTGACGCTGCGTAGCTGCGCTTCTGAGTTGGCCGACACAATAGTCGTCGAGCCTATGCGCGTGGTCAGCATCCAGATCACGAGCCAGCTAACGAGGGCCGACTTGCCGATACCGCGGCCGGAACTGGTGGCCATGCGGAAGGTTTCGAAGTTTCGAGACAGCGTAGCTGGATCGATGTCGCGGTCGTTGTTTTCTTTGATGTGGTCGCGCAGGTCTTGGAGGACTTCTAGCTGCCACTTGCGCGGGCCTGTGAAGTGTTCCAGCGGCGTGCCGGCCTTACCCCACGGGAACGCCATCCTCACGAACGCGACCGGATCGTTCTTCACCTGCGCCGACCATAGGGTCGCCATCAGCTTCTGTTCTTCGTCCGCTGAGTAGATCGGCACTTGCATCTAATATCTCTCCCTGGATCACGCGCTGCTGCGCCTCTTCTAGCGCCGCGATGATGGATATGCGCTGCTCGACCTGCACCTGCACCGACTGCGGGGCCGTCCACTTGTGGACGTGTTTTAGAATGTCCAGCGCCGCCTTCGTGTCGCCAGCGCGGGCGGCGTTGTGCAGCACCTCGGACATTTCCGCTTCGCCCTCAGCGCGCCCCTTCTGTTCGGCATACTCCGCGATGGGGTCGAACTGCACCAAGCGCCGATACTCTTGTGGCGTCATGCCCGCGGCGTAGGCGAGCGTGTCGCCTTTCAGCCCTTTGCGCGCGGCTAAGTAGATGCGCTCTAGCACCGCCTCGGTGGCTTCGATTTTGCGCGGCTCATAAGGTAGGCTTTCAAACATAATAAACTTTTTAGCATGGTGCGTTTAGAAAATAAAATAAAAAAATTGTTCGTGATCCCTGCGTATTTCTTAAAGGAGATCCCTCGGCCCAGCCCCTCCCCTCCGTTTACAATCCCCAGACCAAGATCAGCTCAATGAATGTAGACTTAAAGCATTACATTAAGTTGACATACGATCGTCGTATC